GAAGGACGATTGTAATCTGCTAACTTTCGTTTTAGATTACCCGTCTTTTTAGGTGCTTTAAGAACTGCTAAATCCCTAATCCTATTGGCTATCTGTGCTAATGTTTTTGCCATAGTACTAAATTGATGCTACGGTTACCCAAGTATTTGGTATATTTAAATTACCTGCTCCAACAGGAATTGGTACATTATAAGAAGAAATTTGCAGTGTACTTCCTATAGAACCTGTTATTGTTGGAGATGTTAATAAAGTACCAGAAACACCTAAACTACCTGTGTTTTGGAATCCATACCAATTAAAAATTCCATAAGATTCATAAATTGCATTTCTTTTTAAAGTGAATGTGTATCTTGCAGGTATATCCTTATATGCATACGGTATAACTTGTCCAGGAAATTTAGAAATCAAATTCCATTTTATCCAAATTCCAGTAGCTGTATTGATGTTTTTTAACCAAAATGCAGAAGTTTGTGAAATAATTCTTTTAGTTCCTTCAGCAAAAGTTATTGTATCATTAATTAACTCACCGTTTTGATTTATATAATTAAAATAAAAAGTACCTCCATCACCAATCTCGGTACTATAAACAATATCAATATACCAAGCTTCTGGACCTGTATTTGGTGGATAATTTACACAACATTGTGATGGTATAGTTTGAATAGGTGTACAACTACCAGTTGATAATTGTGTTAGAACACAAGGTTGACTACCAAATGCAGTAACACACGCAGTAAACCCACCACCTGCACCAGAAGATACGGTTCTAGTTTGTAAATTACCTGCACAATCATAATATCTAGCAGTAGCACTTCCAGGAGTACCACAACCTACACTATCATAAAAAAAATCATAAGAAGTACAAGGAACAAATGATGATGATATAGCTGCTGAACAAAAATAAGGTTGTGATGCTAACCATGTCGTTGTAAGGTTTGAACCTTGTGGATTTTTGTAAAAAACCGTTTCATTAGTCACATCTAGACATGTATTATTTATTACACTTGCGCTTGTAAATGTATAAGTAAGTGGTTGCTCCTCATAAGTAAAATTAATAGTAGCAGGAACACCAACTCTAAAAAATTTAGCATTTGCTTGTGCTAATTTATCTTCTGATGATTGCCAATATGATATAGGTATATACATAATTAAACTAAATTTTTAACACTTACTGCATAGATTGATGATGTATCAAACGATGCAAAAGAAAGTATATCTTGTGAGTTTGCAAATATAGATGCCGAATAATCACTTCCTGTTGGAAATAAAATACTATTAGGATATGTTATACTACCTGTTGTAGATTGTTGTTTAATTAGTAATTGAGTTGTTTGTCCTGGTTGTATGTTCGTTGGATTCAATCTAGTAGTCGAAGCCGTTGGTAAAGTTAAAATAAAGAAGTTACCTAAACTTAAATCCATACTTGCAGTTTCAGATACTACCGATAGATTGATTACGTTACCTCTAAATGAGCTAGAAACTATTAGACTTCCATTAAATGTATTAGAACCAGTAGTTGCGTAACTTCCGGTAAATGATGATAAGCTATTTATTCTTTGTGTTTGAGAACTATCAGTTATTTCAATAGAAGAACTTAAAGAAGTAATAGTTGATGCTACTGATGCAGAAGTAGCGTAAGATGAAGTTGCTGCTTCTAATGAATTTAATCTAATATTTGCAGATTGAGTAAATGTATTTAAACTTGCAGTAGTCTGACGTATTGCTGCTAAATCAGAATTAACAGATGCAGTATAAGCATTAAATGATGCGGTACTTACTAAACCTTGAGAGCCAGTAAATGCTTCTAATGTATCTAAACGTGCATCAACAGATGTAGAGAAAGGAATATACAAAGAAGCAGTTGCTTCTACTACATCTAATCTAGCGTCTACTGATGTGGAGAATGGTCCTTCTAAAAAATCTAATCTACTATCTACAGAAGTACTGAATGGGATGTATAATGAAGCAGTCGCTTCTACCACATCTAAACGGGCATCAACTGATTGTGAGAACGTATTAAATGTAGATGCAGTGAAATTTTCTAATGAATCTAATCTACTATCTACAGAAGTACTAAAAGGACCTTCTAAAAAGTCCAATCTCGCATCTACTGATTGAGAATAAGAAGTTACATTACCAATTCCACTAATTGTAGAAGAAGATATATTTCCACCAACAGATAAGTTGTTTGAGATTCCCAAAGAACCCGTCAAAGCTCCACTACCTGAAATGATAACAGAACCGATGAGGGTTTGTGTATCCGTAATCTCATCTCCCAAAATATTGGAGCCAGATGAGAAAATAATGGATGATGATTCTATTAGTGTTACTACCTTACTTGCGAATAAAGTACCACCTACATTTAAATCATTTTGAATAAAAGCATTTGATGCAGTGATTGTATTACTTACAACTAAACTACCTGTTAATCTAGTCGAACCACTAACTTCTAAATTGCCATTTATTCTGACATTATCATTTACGATAATTTTGCCTTCTATATCAAATGTACCACTAACTATTAATGAACCATCAATTGATACATCACCATTAGTATTCACAAAAATTCCTAATCCCTGTCCAACACCATCTTCTAATTCTACTTGTGTAGCAGAAGCAGATGTATTACTACCTAAATGAATTAGTGATGTATAACTTTGTGAAATATATAAATTACTTAAACTTCCCATTTTATTTTATTTATCTTTAATCGAATTGCCACTTTCTAAATGCTACCGCTGAACCAGAGCTCCAATTTTGTGGGGTTGTACTCCATATTTGTGGATTAGCCCATAAATTACAATATTCACACGTTCCAAAATCAACATACGGTAAAGCAAGTATTGGTAAATTTACATAATCATAATCATCTTGACCACTAAATGTACTGATAATAGTATAACAATTATAATCATAATAGGTAGTGATGTCTTTATTATAGTTAGGAAAATACTTACTCATAAATACTTGTCCAATACTACCTGATTCAGTTAATACTGCTTTATACCTTTCTTTCGTATCACACTCTTCAATTATATAACCACTACCAGAAGGGTTAATTAAAAAAAAAAGGCAACGATTTTTATCGTTGTGAGTAGTTAGTTCAAATGTTGATACCCACCCTGCTAATCCGTTATTGAACCTATCGGAGAAGGGTTGACAAACAATATCTCCGTTTACCTCAAACCCTTGCACCCCCCTTTGTGTATATGAAGTTAAATCGTTAAGTATTGATAGGGTATTAGCATGTATATCTACCATATCATCTACTCCATAGAATGGTACGGTTTGTGAGTTTCTACTACCTGATGATTCATTGTTTAGATTCTTTTGTTTATCAGCAATAGTTAATTGAACTGTAAATGTAGTAGTTGATGTTTCAAATCTACTATCAGTAATTAACACATTACCCAATGGATATTCAGGATACTGCTTATCATCTATTGATTCAATATCTCCGTATGTTACAGATTGTATTGATGGATGATTCTTCATTATAGTCTTAAAGTAATTTAAGACATTATAATAAAGAGAGTAGTTTACACCTGTGTTATGTACTATTTGTTGAGCCATAATATATTATAGTTGTATGCCACTCCAGTACTGATTTGACTGGTCTGGATATATTTGTGTCTGATTTCCAACACTTTCTAGGTATTGAGGTATATTATTACTATAAGCAATTAAATAGTTTTGTAAACGAAGTGCGTAGTAATCAGCATTGTTTTGTGCTTTTTGTAAAAGGTAATCTATCTCACCTTTAGATGGAGCGATACCTTGCTCACTCTGTTGTTTTACTGCACCATTAGATTTGAATTGTACTGAACTAAATGGAATATATTCAACACACGCATACCACAATAGTGTATATTTGATATGGTCATTCATTAAATCCTGATAGTAAGCATCCAAAGTACTAAACGTATTGGTTTCTATTTTAGCTTGTAGGAAATCAAAAAGGACAGTACCCAATAAGTTCTTTAAATACTTATCTTGCGCAGTTCTACAAAATGGTAATAGAGCATCTGCATCTATTGCACCTTGTAGTGGTGTATTCTTTATAATATCGTTTCGTGTTATGAATAATGCGTACATATATTTTTATTTAAATTCTTTTTCGAAAAATGCTGAATTAGTTCCAACTCTTCTGATAAATTCAATTTCATCCTTATCACTACTCATTTCATTAATAATATCATTAAGAGAAACATCTTCATTCGTATCTACTGGCTCATCCTCTATTGTTGCAGGATTCTCCATTGCATCATTAGTTTCATCTTCTACTTGTGCAATAGTTTTACCTGTTTCTTCAGCAGTTGTTGAAAGGATTACTAATGGAGTTAGTTGTTCAAAGTATAATTCAGTATCAGGATATCCACCAACAGTCATTGCATAATCAATTGCATTTAATAGGATGTTTTGAAATGGCATCACAGTCATAGTTTGCATAATATAGAAAGCAGTTTTCATTTCATCTGATTGAGAAGAGAATCCATTATTAGCAGTTCTGATACCAAATAGTAAAGGTGATGTTACTCTATGTGATACAAGGATTCTATCTTGTGCATATTCCGCAACGTATTCAAACTTCTCATGTAGATTATCAATACTAATCGTATCAACGGTTGGTTTTGTTAACGGGTCATCATTAAACGATAACATAAATCTACCTGCATTATTTGTGCCTGTAAATTTAGCCTGTAATAAATCCTCAATAGTTTGTCTTTCTTCAGGTGCAGGAACTCCATTATTAAAGTTTACCATAACCATTGGTAAGAAACCATTGGTAATGTTACTTAAATGTAGGTTACTTAATTCAGCTTCTGATAATGAGAATTGTAATGATGATACATAATCAGGTAGTGCGTAGTAATATAGACCTGGACAATAGTGTTTGATATACAGAATCTCCATCTTCTCATTCGATGTTTCAAATGCAGGAATCTTCTTTTTATCTTTTATCTTTCTTTGGTCATTCCAATCAGTACAATAGTAATAGTTCTCAATACGAGGAGAACCATATAACTTTTCAGCACGAAGAGTTTGTACTGGCACGTGATACATTTTAATTATCTTCGTATGGTCATCATTCCAATATACTTGAAATGCAGCATTACCAAACAACTTAAAATCAAATGTTACTCTCTTTAATTCCTCTTGTGGAAGAATCCTAGCTATTAAATTGTTTAACTCTTCTCTTTTAGAATATACACCTTTACCAAAGATTAAATCTGCAATACCTTCAATAGATGCTGCATTGGTTGTAGAAGTATTATAAGCAGTTGTTACTGCATCAAAGAAATCATCGTGTCCATAAACACCAAATGGAACCCAACTATATCGGGTCTTCGTATCTTCCGTAATTATAGGAAGTTGGTTTGTATTTACGTTAACTACTGAAAATTTTTGTCCTTGTTTCATATTAATCGAGTATTACATATCTATTCTCTGACTGATGAGAAATATATTGAGTATTTTTATTTTCGTAAACGGTTTTATCAGTTGATTGAGATGCGAATACTTGAATTGAACCATTCCAAATCGGTGTAAGTGAGCCACTATTTATTAGTGTTGCTCTGTATTCTTCTCCAACAATAGCTCCTGATATGTTCAAAGAGAATGATACATAAGATTCGTATGATTCGTATGTTAACCCACTAATAGAAGCAGTGAAGTTTTCTAAAGTTGTCATATCTTGCAAACTCATAGTAAATTGAGAACTCGCCGTAGGTTGTGTTCTGAATACATATTGGTTGCTTTGTGATATAAAATATGCTAGCATTATCTCGTATTTATCTTGACCTTATCTATAAATAACAACCACATAACTATAAATAGTTAAATAAAAAAAAGGGTACTACCGAAGTAATACCCTTTAATAATTTATTCGATTATACTGAATTAGTTATATACGATTGTTGGTTGTGTTGTTAAACCTGCGAATGGATTAGTAGTTGTACTACCACTCAAAAATGCTGCTGGCAATTGTTCCATACCTGTCAAAGTTATTGAATAACCATAAAGGTCACCCAATGCTCCACCTGTAGAAATTGTACCGCCAGTTACATCTGCACCTTCTCTTTCACCAACTAACAATGAATCTCCGTTCATAGTCCAAACAACGATTTGACTTCTACCATAAGCCATAAGCTTCAATTGGGTAGTCATTTCGTTTGTTAACTTTTTCAAATTAAGAGTTAATTCTTGATTGAAGAAAGTTGTACCATTATCACGAGATGTATTTACTGTTTCAGTATATGCAGAATTACCTTTCAATTCGTAGTAATATACTGTTGAACCAGATGGTAATGCGGTCACTTGTCCCGCTCCGTTTTTCGTAAAGGAACCAGTTGTATAGTTGATGAAGTAAACTCCTTGAAGTCCACCTACTGATTCTTTACATACTTCCTGTCTTCCTTGTGTTAATAAACAAGCCATATACTTTATGTTTTAAATTTGTTAATAAATGGGTGAGGATTATCCCCACCCGTTATTGTTAGTTAGTTACTATTAGTATGCACCATAGTAAACGATATCCTGTGCGATACCAAATTGAGTACCTGCAGTATATCTCATAATGATTCTGTAGTTTTGAGAACCATCGATGTTAGCCATGTCTAGTACTCTAACTTCGTTGTAATCAGATAAAAGTCCTGTCCCAAAGAACAAATTAGACTTCTGTGCTGCAACTACTTTAGATGCACCTAAACCTGGACACAATACGATTTCAATACCATTGAAGTTGAAAGGTTTTTCACCTACGTTCAATTGGTTGTTCCATCCGTTTGCTCCTACTGCTCCACCTGCTAATGCCTGCTGATATGCTTTTGCTACACCTGTTCCAACGTACAACAACAAATCTTCTTTACCATAAACTGTATTAGGAATAGAGTTTACGATATCATTCATTTTAGCTAATACGTTAGCTGAAGTGATAGAACCAGAGATTGGTTGTCCACCGATTAAAGTTGAACCAGAGAATGCTGGTACAACACCAGTAGATACTGTGATTGCTCCAGATACTACAGTTGTGTTAGCTGCGATAGAAGCAGATAATGCGTTTTGGAAACCACCGAACTGTCCGTTAGTTGAAGTGGAACCTTGCCAAATTGAAGTTTCAGTTGCTTCAGCAACTTTACCACCTACATAAGAGATTAAGAAATCGTTGAAGTTCTTTGGAATC